AGAAATTCGAATCCCATGATTGCTGGCCCCGAAGCTGGTCCACAAGCTGGCCCGCAAGCTGGCCCGCAAGCTGGTCCCCAAGCTGGCCCCAAAGCTGGTCCCGAAGCTGGCCCCGAAGCTGGCCCCCAAGCTGGTCCCCAAGCTGGTCCCCAAGCTGGCCCCAAAGCTGGTCCCGAAGCTGGTCCCGAAGCTGGTCCCGAAGCTGGTCCTCAAGCTGGTCCCGAAGCTGGCCCGCAAGCTGGCCCGCAAGCTGGCCCCCAAGCTGGCCCTCGTTCATTTTGAAAATACTGACAGCCAGCATGCACGCGGCGGGACTGTCAAAAATAAAAACCTTAGGGGCCGGCTTCCCGATCACCGCGTAAGCATCGGCCAGCGCTGATGTTAACGCTTCCCGGTTAATACGCGACCCGCCGCAAGCCTTGTCTATATATTGCTGACGGAATACCGGCAAATAAGCTTCTTGCTCAGGGGTGAGTTTTTCAATCTTAGCCATTACGCAGCCCCTCCAATCACCAGTTCAGAAGGGAACGCAAGAGTCAAGAACAGCCGCGCGCTCTTGGCGTGGCGCGCTGCCTTGCGGCTCAACGCGTGGAACTTGGCCTCTGGGGCGCGTGACTTGTCGCGCAGGGTGCTATGGCGGTTATGTGACATATCATGTGCTCCGATTCGTTTTGCTGACAATTAGAGATTAAGCGATTCGCGGATAAATGCAAGGGCTAATTGCGCTAGGCTTTCACAATGATTAGGCTGGCTTTGCACAAGCGGTCAGGGCAAGGCGAAGAACACGCATAGCATTTAAGTGACGCTGCGAATGCGGGTATTCAGCCACCTTACGCGCCGCGCTAGGATAGCCGCTCGCTTCCAGAATTTTGGCCAGCAATAGCGCCACCTCGTCCACTGGCGCTTTCTCGTGCTCGGCAACGTGTTTGGCGAGGGCGTCCAATGCGGGGGACGAACCATCGCCGACGTCGCTTGGGTGGTAGTTGTCGCCCGCCAACTCACAAGCGCGAACCTTTGCCCAGTGCGGGATCTCATAGGTCATAATGCTAACTCCGATACGTTGCCCACAGTTGGGCGAGGATTGCGGCGATGGGGCGGCTAGGCGCTACTTCCTGCGCGTTGCTCAGATCCTCGCGGAATGTGTCGGCCTTGTCGCCTCTCAGCCGCAGCCCCTCGCGGGTGTGCGCGTGGCGCAAGCCTACCCCGTCCGCGTAGTAGTCCACGAGCCAAGGGCCGAACTGCGTGGACAGGAAGGGCTTCACGCCAACACCCCCGCGCTAAGTTTGCGCCCTGCGTCAATCGCGGCGCGTGTCAATTCAAGCGGGGCCTTATCGGGCTTCACGTCCGCCGCGTCTGCGATCAGGGCGAACCACTCAGGGCAAGCTTCTTGCCACGCCTTCGCCCACGCGATCAGGTCCGCGCGCTTCTCACCGATGCAGCGGCCCGCATGAACGCTCGCCACGCTCATGCCGCTGGCAACGTGCGCCACGGTCCAGCCGTCTGGCTTGCGGGCGCAAAGCGTGTCGCCTTCCCACCAGTGGACAGGACGATGGACGGCTAAGCAGCCTACCACAGTCGCCGGGGTACCAAACATGCCCGAAACGCGGGGGTAAGCATAGCGCTCGACAAATACTTTAATGGTCTGGCGTGTCATGTTGATTCGATCCTATTTGCTGACAAGTAGACCCTAGCCCGATTCGCTCAGCTATGCAAGCGGAAATTGCAGCTAGTTATTTAAACAAATCCTCAAAGCCCCTAGCGGCGTCGCTGCCGAGCCTGAAGCCAAACCCGCGCAGGATCGCGCGCAAGAGATACATAAGCATGTTTTAACCTCGTTGCTCTCGAAAAATGTCTAGTGCTTTTGCAAACATAGCAGGCTGCAAAACCGTTATTTGATGCAAGAGCAAATCCGCCGCGTCGTCTCCGCGTGAGGATAGAGGAGTCCCTATAGCGGCTATCTTGAAGTCTCGCCCCCACCTCCACACCTTGCGCAAGAATTGCTCGCTAGACAATCCCGTCATGGGCGACGTATGAAGGCGGGGCAGTTGATCAGCCACCCACCAATCTTCTGCTAGGCACGGCGTGGCCCCGTGCAACTCTGCATCGCCTAAGAGGGCCGGCAACCTGTCCGCAGTAAAGCGCACTAGCGAGTCTATTAAGGCGTCGTCTATAGATTCTTGCGCCATTGTCTTAATCTCCTAAAAGCATGCTTTTATCCTTCAGGCAAATAGGCTTCGCCGCTGGCGATACACACGAGCGCCTTGCCTATGTCGGCAACGAGTGTGCGAGTTGAAGCGGCAAACCCCATGCACTTTTGCCTATGATACGGATTGACAGAGGCGCCGACTACCGCGCCAAACGCAGGGGAGAATCGGCGGTCGCTCTTAAATGTCACGTTCCACGGCGTCAGGTAGCTGCCCGATGCATCAATCTTTATCGACACATAAGCCCCATCAGCGGCAATGCGGACGCAAAGCGCCTTAGGGTCGCAAGGGTAAGGCTCAATTGTGGCGCTTGCTCCTTCACGCTCCGCAAGGTCTTTCAGCATGGCCGCAATGGCTTGCCGATTAGCGGCGCGCTTCGTGCCGGGGTACTCGTGGCGCTCTACCGGCGTAAGCATGCTTTTATCTTGTGCCACTATCTCAATCCCCCTTGCGTGGCTGGGTGAAGCCGTGCGGGTATCCCGGCCCTTGCGTCGTGATCGCGCAAGCCAAGCCGAACGACTGCGCGAAGTCCTCGCGCTCGATACTCTTTGCCACCTTGACCAAAGCCCGCGCCATCAGCCGCGCTTGTGCTGCGGTGAGGTAGGTTGTCTCACCGCCATTGCCTAGCCATACGGCTGCACAATCCCGGAACCTGTGAATCTGTGCCATCGTCTTAACCTTCTAAAAGCATGCTTTAGCCACGCATTACACTGCTTGAAAAACAGTGAATCCAGCTTCGCGCAACTGGCGCTCCCATGTGAATCCGCCATCCTGAATAAGCGCTTGGTAAAAGTCCAATTCAGAGTCAGAAGTCGCCGCCTGGATCGCGGTTTCCTTGATCGCGTTAGCGCAAGCCGCGCTCCGCTTGTCATAGCCGTAACCGCTTGCTTGTCCGCGCACCATCTCAGTGCCGAACCAATGAACATAGGCGTACAAGCGGCCAGCGCCATCGGCAGGAAACTTAAAGGCGATAGTGGCGACACGCTCCGCGCCTTGCATTACAACAAACGCCGAAACGCGGTTAAAAGCTGCGGCGTGCTGATCATAAACCTTGGTCATTGTCTTTACTCCGATTCGTTGCTGACAAGGGATTAGTAACCCGATTCGCTTGACCTTGCAAGCACTAATTGCAGTTTAATCTGTAACAGGTGGCCAAGCGCCTGAACCTAGGCGACTGTAAAGGGCTTTGCGCAACGAAACTTCACTTGTGCCCATACGCGCCGCCGCCTCTGCGATACTTAGCCCCTCGTCCCGGCAAGCCAAGATTGCACGGAAACGAATTTCCGCCTTAACGCTAATGGAAGCGTAATGTTTCGCGTAGTAGGGGTGTTTCATTTTGAGGCGTTCTCGCCTATACTTCGCCTTGTAGGTTTCCAGATTCATCGCCCTGCCTCCTTATCCCATTGCCTTCAGCTTCATAAAGCCGGCATTATAGCCCGCGCTCCAAGCCTCTAGGCAATCCGCGCGGCGGTATGGGTTAGGCTTGTGCTCCTGCCCATCAGCGGCTTGCAAGCCGGCCTTGACGCCTAGCCTGTAGGCGCGCGTGGTGGACGGATAGGCAAGCCAATGATTGATCACTGGCGGGCTAGTCATGCCGCCGCGCTCCGCATTGCACGCGCCTTGCGCGTTGCCTCAGAATAACCCGCTTCCATCATTGACAGGGCGGGGCGATAGTTAGGCGCCGTTCGGTCAATCCCTTGCATATCATAGAAGTAACGATTCGCGGCGGCTTGCCAGTCCCGCGCAGTCCAATCCGCACGATTGCCGCTAGGGAAAGGGAAGGGGTGAGTCATTGTGGCGCTTCCTCTTGAACGCGGCACGCTGCATCGGCGCCGCAAAGTGAATCCGTTTGGCCGGCGATTGTCACTAGCAGGCCAGCGACTAGCGCCAGTGCCGCTAGGGCGATGACTAGGCGAGTCATGCCTTCGCATACCTAGCAGAGTATACGCCCGCCGGGGCGCGATTCAGCGCCTCTCGGCAATCGCGCGCCCACGTCGTGCTAGCGAGATATGTGCCTCTTGCGCCGTATAGGTCAATCTTGCGATAGTCGCGCTTGTCACCATAGGAATAGGGCAAAACATTGCGTTTTAGAAAGCGCTGCGCCGCGCTATAGCTTGACCAGAATCTAATATCGCCCGCTGTATTATGCAGCCAACCGTAATCGCAGCCAACAATAGCATACTTGACGCACATCGGATTGACCGAGGCCGATTCGCTATCATCAGCGAAAGTCAAAAACTGCGAGTCTTGGCGCAAGAGGCATGCGACTACGCGCGGGCTTCCTTCGCGGGCGTTGATAGTAGCGCGGCTTGTGTGAACCTTGATTGCCATTTTCTTAACTCCGATTCGTTGCTGACAAATAGATCTTAGCCCGATTCGCTTATCCTTGCAAGCGGTAATTGCGGATTATTCCGGCACGTAATCGTGCCACATAATCTGAAGAGCACATTGCCCCGAATATCCGCAATTGCCCACGAGGGAGTCAAAACGCGAGTCCACCTCGTTTGCATCGTCGCCCGGCTGAAAATAGACGTCCTGCCCAGTTTCCATATTCGCAAGCGTTATGCCGCCTGTCCAGTCATGCGCCATTGTGATCATGATTCCGACTCTCTTAAATCGCTATGCCTGAATCGCGCGCAACCTTTACAGCGTTAGCACGTATGGCCGACGCAGGGCGGTTGACGGCTTGTTTTCGCTCTTGCTGTGTGAATGTCACAAGCTGGACTCCGTTTTATAGATTGCATCAAGCTCAGCACGCATTGCTTGCGTGTGCTTTGGGCTTATCCGCTGGCAAATTTCCAGTTGCACGGGGGCGCCGTAAATATCGGGCCGGGCGGATGGAGAGTCGGTGTAAATGCCTGTCAATTCGCGCAATAGGCTTGCGAATTCATCGGGCCGGGCCGGGCGCGTTCCCCGATACCAATCGAATGACGCGTTCCCATGTTGCCCAACATGAGCGTAGCAAGTCATATAGCGGCCATTGCAATCGGCGGGGATAGTTGGTAAAATTGCAGTAATATCCCCCTTAAATTGCCCTGATTTATTGGCGCGAAAGATTACGGGAAGTTTTTGCATTGTCTCTATCCTTCTAAGTGATTCGCTTATCTTGTGCCCCATTATTAGGGCCGATTCGCCACCAATGCAAGCGCTAATTGCATATCCCTGCGAATATCTCGCTTGCATCATAAACCGCGCTTTCCTCGGTGATACGCGCCACCATCGCCAGCGTTATCCTAGGGGCAAGAGGTTGCAGCTTGATCCGCTCGCGGTACTTGCGCCGCGCCGCCTTGCCTCTTGCGTCGCGTACCGCCTCAGGCGAACCCCATGACAGGTGCATAGGATTCATGCAGCGGCGATTGCAGCACGTTGCCAGCACTTGCCCGCCAATAGGGGCCGGCCCATTGATCAATTCGCACAATAGCAGTTGTGCGCTCTTGCTCGTGCCATTGGCGCTTAGCACTGGTCGGCCCGGAAAGGGCCATATATCGCAATCCTCATAGGTTAGGCTCATGAGCCTAGAATCGTCGCTTAACCATTTATAAGCCGCACTTTTGCGAAGGGGGGTCGGTATCTCGATGCTATTAGACATAATTATCCTTTCAAGGTGTTTATTAGCCTGCATTATAGAGCGGGGATAATGGGGTATAATAGAGCCTTTATAAATCACCATCCTTTGGTAGGTGTATAGCCCGGTTAATTACAAGGGGTGTTAGGCACGTTTCGGCATATTAGCTATTAGACATTTTAGGCCTAATAATTAACCGTTCTATCCATTAGGATAGCTAGGCATATTGCGCTTTTGCGTTTTTTATGTCAAGCGGTGTTTTATTGCGTTGTTTCAAGAGGTTATGAGCGTTTTGGAGCTTAGGCTCTAATGTCCCGTTTTATGGTGAGTGTATAACAGAGTAATTTAACTAATTAACGCAAGTGCCAAGCGGGGGGTGAGTTTAGGGGGATTATCATATATGATATGATACCCCAAACGCCCCTTGCTTGTGGCGGGATTTATGGTAAGGTGAAGGCGGATAAAACGAATCGGAGATTAGAGATATGACCTCGTATAAGATTGCACCGATCACTTTCGCACAAGTCAGTAAGGGCGAATGTTTTGAGTGTGGCGGCAATCTGTACCGCAAGCGCTCAAGCCGCACGGCTGAGATTGTCGCCACGCGCCAATGCAACGGCTTGGCAAGCGTTCATCGCCGCTATGCCGGCGTTTGGGGCTATTTCAGCAATCCCGACAGGGTGAACCATAATCTAAGCGACTTCCAGCCCTGTGTACGTCGCTTTGCGGCAAGCGGCAAAGCCATACACCGCAAGATTAACCTCAATGCGGTTAACTTCGCAGTCAAAAAACTAGAACAAGCGCTTAGCTACACGCCACTAAGTGAAGCGCTTAGCTACACGCCACTAAGTGAAGCGCTTAGCTAATGCTCGACTCACAATGGCCGCTAAGCCATGCGCTCAAAGTTTGGCACGCATTGCACAAGCCCGCCCAGCCCGGCGATTCCTTCGTATCGCCTAGCGGCCAGCTATTCGTCGTGCATGCCCGCGCCTATTACCGCTTCACTGGGCGCAAGAATCCAATAGTTGCATTGGACTGGCAAAGCCATTGCGCCTTGTGCGGTGAGCCCTACGTGTTTCGCAAGTATCTATTTGCGCGCAGCATGATCCGCACCTGCCCCGCGCATAGGGGCGCTATGCCGCCAGCGCCGCGCCCTAAGCGCGATAAGCCGGCGCGCGCACCCTATGTGCCGCCCGCGCCGTTCCGTGACTTCATAGTGGCTGAGCTAGAGGCACTGGCGCAAGCCGGTGCAACTATGCCGCGCGATGAATTGGAAGAATACCTGATCGACAGGATAGAGCGCGGCGAGGGGCGTGACGCCCGTTGCCAGAATGTTAGGCGCGTATTGGCGCAACTAGAGGCGCAAGGCTTAGTTGCATGATGCAATTAGCGCTTGCATTGCTAGCTGGCCAGCGTTAAGGTGGCGCTAGTTAAACAGGATAAGGTGATTCGATATGGGCGACTCGGTTGGTATCTCAGTCTCAGACATAGACCCTCTCTTTGGCGAAGGCGTGATTGATTGCACCGCGTTTAAAGTATGGTACGCGGATTATATGGCAGAATACGCCGTTCCTTACGATTTAACCGTAGGACACGTTAGGCGCTACCTAGAAGAAACAAGCGACGCATAGCCTTAACCGGCGCGGCCCTAAGCAAGCCGCGCCCCTCTCCACTGCTAATAGCGGGATTGCTTTTTACCATGAACCGCGAGGCCCCCCGCCTCCCGCTTCTGAGAGAAAATGATGAGGTAGGGTGTTACTCTGCCCCGATCCCACATACGCACAAAACCCAAAAAATTTCCGGCAAAATTTTACAAAACTATAAACGCAACCGCCACTTGCAATTCCGTCACAGGATTTCCCATTTCGGCTTTGCCCATAAAATTTTTGCAAAATCCCCCGCCAACTGCTACACAGCACCATGCGACACGCCTTATCCCTCATCGCCCTTCTACCCTCAGCCGCACTGGCACAGCAGATCACGGCAGACCGTCCCGGTATCGGCGTCGACCCTGAAGTTGTGCCGCAATGGACCTTGCAGCCCGAGATGGGAACCGACAGCAAGGAGATCCGGCTAGGCGTGCTGCCTCACCTCGAACTAGACCGCGACGACACAAGCTGGGGCGCCAAGGTCGCGCTCACCGACGCTAGGCTAAAGACCTCGCTGAAGCTGTCTTACGACAACGCTCTACACCCCATAGCCGAAGTGCCGGCCAACTACACCTTCAGCGATAGGTTCAACCTCGGCTTGGATGCGTCATGGGCCAAGAGCCAGCAGACCTACGCCGCCGAGTTTAACTACACACCCACCAACCGCTTGACGATCACGCCAACGCTCTACCACGACGGCAAGACGCGCGCTGCGCTATTCGCCGCGTGGATAGTACCGCGCCACAACAACGCGCAGTTCGACCTCGGATACGACAAGCACAAGGTCAGCGTCGGGATCAGCACCGCGCTGAACTTCAAAGATGTGTTGCACCCGCATATAAAGAGTTGACAAGTCTACACAGCGCGCATAGGATCAAGCGCATGAGCAAACGAGCAAACATAGCACCGCACACATTGCAAAAATTGCTGGAGTACAACCCAGAAACCGGAAAACTGATGTGGAAGCCACGTGCGCGCGAATGGTTCCAAAGTGACATGCTGTGCCGTGCTTGGAACACGCGCTGCGCGGGAAAAGAAGCGTTTAATACCAGAGGTGCCAATGGCTATTTGTGCGGAGGCGTACTCGGCCAGATGAGATACGCGCATCGGGTAGCTTGGGCTGTCCGTCACGGTGAGTGGCCTCTAAAGGAAATAGACCACATCAACCACATACGCACGGACAACAGACTCGTGAATTTGAGAGAAGTAGACCACGCAACGAATCACAAAAACCGGGGAGTTCGCTCTGACAATAGCAGCGGAGTAACCGGGGTGACGTGGCGAGAGGATTGCAAAAAATGGGTAGCCCGAATAAAGGACGGTCCAGAGCATCGTGTCGTAGGATATTTTGAGACACTGAACGAGGCGGCTGAAGCGCGTAAAATGGCAGATAAGCTATGTGGGTTCCATGCGAACCACGGGGTTGTAGAAACAGCATAATGGTCTTTCAGAAAGCGCCTTTACAACTTGCCCCTCCAATCGCGCGGGCAAAGTATAAATCCAAACAAGCCAAAACGCTTGTGCAGGAGAGTACTAATCAGCCTGAAGGGCCGATGCAGGGGTTCAGCGCGTTTGATGCGGCGGATTATACGGTACTGGCGCCCAAAGCTGGCAAAAACGGAGAGGATCGGTACTTAACGGTATCGCCGCTGCGCGCAGTTATGGCGGAACAAAATGGGGTAGCGGAGCACATCGTAACAGAACGAACCAGACAAGGTGTGCTCTACGGCGCTGGACTAGGAATGGAGCACAAAGTGCTCGCGCGTATCATGGGGCTACCGCTAGAACGGCTTCAAGAACTATACCCAACCGAGTTGGAGACAGCCACACATTTGATGATGTCCGACATCACCACAAATCTCTACGGTATCGCGCGAGATCCACGCCACACCTCCTCGGTGAAAGCCGCTACCTACCTGCTAGGCAAGTTGGGCAACCGTGTGTATCAGGAGGCGCGCGTGGCGCAGAACGCTCTGGCGGTGAACCCAACGACGCGGACCATAGACCCCTCGTCTTTGAGCGAAGATCAGAGGAGCGCTCTGCGCCAGATCATCATGTCGGCCATGCAGCTAGCAACCCCCGGCGCGGCGCCGCTGGAGGGTGAGTACGACGAGGTGGATGAAGATGGAGAGGAGTTGCTATGATGAGCAATTTCATATTGGCTATGCTGCTCACGATGCTGGTGTGGTGCGCAGTGCAGATCGCGGATTGGCTGGCCGGGATCGTCATGGATATGGTAGAGCCAGACGATGATGACGAGATGTAGGAGATAGACTGTGCAGTTCATAATCATGGTGTTGCTACTGGTCCTTGTTTTGCAGATGGACGAGAAATAGCATATGGCTTCGCCCCCATTCGACATCAGCCAGATAGATGTGGAAGCACAGCTTCTAGAACTCGACCGATTCGAGTGCGAAGAATCGCTCATGGTGTTTCTGGAGCGTGCATGGCCGCATTTTGACCCGGCTGATTTCGACACCAATTGGCATATCGAGGCGGTAGCCGAACACATTGAAGCGGTAGCTGACGTCACCGCAGACGGCGACGGCATTCGCAGGCTGATAATCAATGTTCCGCCCCGGTCTTGCAAGACCTCTATCTGCTCTATCGCTATGCCTGCTTGGATTTGGTGCCAGCGCAACAAAGGGCCAAATAGCGGCCCACATGTTAAGATGCTGTACGTCAGCTACAACGAAGGGCTGAGCCGTGAGCACAGCGTTGCGTGCCGACGTCTGGTGAAGTCTGAGTGGTATCAAGAGCGATGGCCGCATGTGCAAATCGCAGACGACGTGGATAACCTGTCAAAATTTGAAACTACATCGGGCGGTGCGCGTACCATATCGAGTATCGGCGCGCGCGTTACCGGCAAGGGCGCGGACATCATTATTCTGGATGACCCGAACGCCACCAACGACGTCTCCGACCTGAAGCTAAAGGAAGTCACCGACTATTTCGACAACACGCTGCGATCGCGCCTAAACAACCCAAAAACCGGCGCGATCATACTCGTGCAGCAGCGCACTTCGGAAACTGACTTAACGGGGCACATCCTCGAAAAGTATACTGAAGATGGGTTTCAGCATTTGATGATTCCGATGCAGTACGAACCGGATCGCTCTTATGAAACATCTATCGGGTGGAAAGACCCCCGCACAGAACCGGGGCAGCTACTATGGCCAGAACGCTTCGATGAAAAGTTTGTTGCTGCGGAACGTAGGAATAAGTACGTATATTCCGGGCAGTATCAACAACGTCCGGACCCTGTAGGCGGATCTATAATACTGCGAGACTGGTGGCAACTGTGGGAGGAAAAGAAATTTCCGCCTATGGACTACATTGTTGCGTCTATGGATACCGCCTATACTACCAAAACCGAAAACGACCCATCTGCTATGACTGTATGGGGGGTGTTTACTACCGACCAACACTCAGTAGCTGGGCGTACAATAGGCTCGGATGGGCGCCCATCATATTTCGCCCGCTCGCTTAACGAGACGGCCCCAAAAGTCATGCTATTGTATGCATGGGCGGAACGGCTAGAGTTCCACGATCTCATACGTAAGGTGGATGACACGGTAGCTAAATTCCGCGATATGCCCATGCCCATAGATAGGATAATCATAGAAAACAAAGCATCGGGCATATCACTAGCGCAGGAACTGCGCCGGCTTTACACATCTGCTGATTTTGCGGTGCAACTATCAGACCCTAAAAGCGCGGACAAAATGGCTAGACTATATTCGGTGCAGCATCTGTTCGAGGAGGGTATGGTTTATGCCCCCGACAAACCGTGGGCCGAGATGGTTATCACGCAAGTAGGTCAATTTCCAAAAGGCCGAAATGACGATTTATGCGACACAACATCCCAAGCTATTAGACACTTACGCGACATCGGCTTGCTGACGCGCTCCGCTGAACGCATCGAGGAGATCGAGTCGCGGGTTATTTACCCCAATGGGCAAGACGTGCCCCTATACCCCGCATAGGAGATTTAAGATGATACAGATACCCGCCACTTGCGTCGTGGACGAACTCGGTGGTATGCAGTACGCGGTGGAAGTTACCGGCGCATTGGCTTGGGCTGACCACCGCAGAACTTACACGCTGAAGGCCACATCCGAGAAGGAAGCGGCTATGCAGGCTATGCAGGATTTCTCAGATGAGATAGAGGCCCTGCAATACGCCGAACAGAAGGACGACTAAATGGCCAGCCAACCGCCTGTCACTGACGACGAGCCTATCATCATTGACGCGGCGGATGAAGGTGCTGACAAGCCCGAGTTTGCGGACAACGGCGACGTGCTGCGCATCGAGCACCCAGATGGCAGCATCACGATCTCGTTGGATGGCGCGCTGGAGAAGGCAGAAGGCTCTGGTGCGAAAGATTGGTTCGACAATCTGGTAGACGACATCGACCCGATGGAACTCAGCAGTATCGCGGACACCTTGCTGCGCGGCGTGGATGATGACCTCACCTCGCGCCAAGAGTGGATCGAGAACCGAGCGCAAGGTATGCGGCTGCTGGGCCTCAAGATCGAGATGCCCGGAACGATGGGCGGCGCAGACGGCGCACCCGTGGAGGGTATGTCCAAGGTACGCCACCCGCTGCTGCTGGAAGCCGTGCTGCGGTTCCAAGCCAACGCGCGCGGCGAGATGCTGCCGACCGATGGGCCGGTGAAGATCCGCAATGACGACAACAACGCGACCTACAAAGAGGATAATATCGCGAACGCGCTAGAGCGCGATCTTAACCACTATCTGACCTCGACGGCGACGGAATACTACCCCGACACCGACCGCATGTTCTTGCTGTTGGGCTTCGGCGGAACGGCGTTCAAGAAGATCTACTTCTGCCCGCTGCGCAACCGGCCCGTGTCCGAGTCCGTGGATGCGGATGACCTGATTGTGAACAACGATGCGACTGACTTGGCTAACGCCAAGCGCATCACTCACCGGATTATGATGCGCCCCTCAGTGGTGAAGCGCATGCAGATCCTTGGCGCCTACCACGACGTAGACCTCGGTACGCCGCAGCAGCGCCGCGCCGACGCGCTGCTCAACGAGAAGCGCGACCAAGAGGGTATCGCGGCTACGACCACTAACCCACTGGACCGTGACCGCGAGATTTACGAAGTCTACTGCGAACTTGATGTTAAAGGCTTCGAGCATAAGCACAAGGGCAAGCCCTCTGGGCTGGAGGTGCCTTACCGCGTCACTATCGACGTGTCGTCCAAGCAAGTGCTGTCTATCGTCCGTAATTACGACGAGAAAACGGAAAGCCTGCCGGTAGCCAAGCGCGCCTTCGTGAAGTACACATTCGTCCCCGGCTTCGGCTTCTACGACATCGGGTTGTTGCACATCCTTGGCAACACCACCAACGCGCTGACAGCCGCGTGGCGCGAGATGCTGGACAACGGGATGTTTGCCAACTTCCCCGGCTTCCTCATGGCCGACACAGGCGGACGCCAGAACTCTAACATCTTCCGCGTGCCTCCGGGCGGCGGCGCCACGGTCAAGACCAACGGACTGAATATCCAGCAAGCAGTGATGCCGCTGCCCTACAACACCAGCGGCATGCCAGCGCTCATGGCACTGACACAAGATATGGCGCAAACCGGCATGCGCGTGGGCGGTACGTCCGAGGCACAAGTTGGCGAAGGGCGCGCAGACGCGCCAGTTGGCACGACTCTTGCAATGATTGACCAAGCGACTAAGATGCTGAACTCGGTCCACAAGCGCATGCACTCTTCGCAGGCGGATGAGTTCCGACTGCTGTGCGAGTGCTTCGAGGCGCACCCCGAGGCGTTCTGGGAGCGGAACTACCAGCCCACTATCGAGTGGGACGAGGAGACGTTCCTGAGCGCGCTGAAGAACTATGACCTTTGCCCTCAGGCCGATCCGAACACTGCTTCTCATGGGCAGCGTGTGATGAAGATCGTGGCGCTGATGCAGTTGGCTGCGCAGAACCCAACGCTGTACGACCCGTTGGCAATTAACACCGCTGCGTTGCAGACGATTGGCTGGAGCAACCCTGCGCAGTTCTTCACGCCGCCGACCGCACAAGCTGCGCCCCCGCCACAACTGGAAGCCATGCTGGCCAAGACGCAGAACGAGACGACTGCGGCGCAAGCCAAAAAAACCATTGCTGATGCCAAGCTGGCCGAGGTGCAAGCCAAAGCCGCAGAAGCACAAGCCAAGTTGCAGATGGAGGCCAGCAAGCCCGCAGAAGGCGGTGGGGGTGTTGACCCGAGTGCTGGGCAAGCAGCGCTGCTGTCCGCGCAGGCGAACATGATGAACGCACAGACCAAACGCGCTGATCTCCAGATCAAGGCGCAAGGCCAGCACGCGGAAGATCAGAACCGCGATCAGGACCGGGCGAGCAAGGAGCAGATTGCCTTGCTGGATCTGGCCAAGTCGGTTATGGGCAACGCGCACGATGAGAAGTTAGCACTGAAACTGGCGAAGCCGGCTGAGAAATCACAAGGAGTAGATTGATGCGCGTTATTGTGGAGTCGCCATACGCGGGCGACGTGAACTATAATACGCAGTACGCACGGGCCTGCTTGCGTGATAGCTTGGAGCGCGGAGAGTTCCCTATTGCCTCGCACTTGCTTTATACGCAGACCGGAGTTCTGGACGACCAGAAGCCGGAGGAGCGCAAATTAGGAATCGACGCTGGGCTGGCGTGGCGCAAAGTTGCAGATTACGCGGTATTCTACATTGACCTTGGATGGTCTAGTGGGATGCTGGCTGCTAAAAAACTGTATGAGGCAGAAGGCCGGCCATTCAAGGAACGGCGCTTGCCAATCTAAATAAATTAGGATAGTGTCCCGCAGAGCCGCGCGTTTCGCCGGCATAAAAGGACTCCCTATGAGCGATATGTCCCGCGAAGCCCGCCGTCAGATGAGGGCAAAGATCCACCGCATCACGCAAGGCACTAAAGGTCCGGTAGACGCCTCGTCTTACGGCCCCGAAGAACTGCTTGAGGCTGGTGTCAAGACCGGAATGCGGCCCGTATCGCGCCGCGCTTTCAAGGCTGGCGGCAAGGTCGAGGGCAAAGATACGCCAAAGAACGCTGGCAAGAAGCCGCGCGCTTCTGGCGGTAAGGCGATGGCCAACGATTTCGTGAACCGGAACGACAAGGACGCCAACGAGAGCCGCGAAGGTACCAAGCATGTTGGTGGTCTGAAGTCCGGTGGCCGCGCCAAGCGGGACGCAGGCGGCAGCGTGCCAACAACCCGCTTCGACATGGGGTCATCTAGCGGCTCGCGTATGACGCAGGCGGCGGGTCTGAAGACTGGTGGCCGTGCCAAGCGCGGTTCTGGTAGCGCGCTGGACGACATCGCTGGCTCCGGTATTATGGGCACCGGGGGTCTTGCGGCTTCTGGTAAACTTGGCCTGAAGCGTGGCGGAACCGTCTCTGATGGCGAACTCGAAGGCACGCGGCCTACAGGCGGACGCCTAGCGCGCAAGTCAGGTGGCAAGACCAACATCAACATCATCATCGGGCGCGGCGCTCCTAGCCAGCCAAATGCCCCCGGTCAGCCTCCTGCGGGCGGCCCCGGTATGCCGATGCCTGTCCCGGTTGGTCCTCCGGGTCTGGGGGCGCAAGGCCCACAGATCCCGCAAGGTCCAATGGCCGGCGCTCCTGCACCAATGCCGGGGCCTCCGCCGCAGGGTATGCCGATGGGGCGCAAGGCCGGTGGCCGCGCGCAGCACGTAGGCGCAGGCTCCGCATTAGGCCGATTGGAAAAAGCGGGGCTTGCAAAGCCGAAACGATAGGACTATATAGGGCGGAGCGGAAACTCCGCCCTTATTGTATCAGGATCACACATGGCACATGCTACGGCCTTTGAAGCCGAACTTATGAAACTTGCGAGCGAACGTATCGCTCATTTCATTGATTCGATCACCAACAAGGACGCGGTGCCAACGCACGCGGATTACATGTATCTTGCTGGAAATATCAACGCGCTGCGGGCCGTGTTGCCTGATCTGTGCGAGGAAGCCAACGAAAACCTAGCCAAACGCTAACTGGAGCATAGTCATGCCACCTATGATGATGGAACATTCTGAAGACCCAAAACAAGCGTTGCTGAACAAAATTGGCGACATCAGCGATTTCAAAGTGTTCCACAACAACGTGTTGGTGGCCGTCTATCTCCGCCCGGAGAAGACCGAGAGCGGGCTATACTTACCCGACTCGGTGCGCGACGAGGACCGCTACCAGAGCAAGGTCGGCCTTCTTGTCAAACTTGGTCCTGACGCTTTCAGCGATGACAGCGGTAAGTGGTTCAAGGATGTGGATGTCAAACTCCACGATTGGGTGTGGTTCCGCCCCTCGGACAGTTTCAGCCTGACGCTGAACGACTCGGTAAGCGGCGGCAAGGTTCTGTGCCGGCTCATCGAGGACACGCTCATCAAGGGCACCATCCCGCACCCCGACGCGATCTGGTAGGAGATAACATATGACCACTGAAACTGACAAAGACTCCATCGAGATCGAACTTAACGATCCGGCACCGGTAGCGACTGACATCATCGTTGAGGAGCCGAAGGCGAAAGAGCCTGAAGTCAAAGCCGATCCGGTTGACGATAGCCTCGTCAGGCTGCGCGAGCAACTCGACTCTGAGCGCCGCGCCCGCGCAGACGCGGAGCGCAAAGCCAATGAATACGCGCAGACCGCGCATGCCTCACGCACCGAAGCGCAGCACGCCAACCTACATCTGCTCTCCGGCGCTATCGACAAGCGCAAGCAGGATGTGGAGATCCTCAAGGCCCACTACAGCGCAGCTATGGCTAATCAGGACTACGAGTCCTCTGCGGAAATCCAGATGCAGATGGCTTCGGTGGCTGCCGAACTCCAGCAACTTACCCAAGGCAAACAAGCCTTGGAGGCCGCTCCTAAGGCAGAGTCTCCGAAACTCTACGTCCCTGACCCAGTGGAAGCCTTTGCCTCGCAACTCAGCCCCCGCTCTGCGGAATGGGTGCGTGCCCATCCCGAGTACGTCACCGACCCGCGCAAACAGCAGAAGATGGCGGCTGCGCACCAGTTGGCGATGGCAGACGGCATCACCGCTGATACAGACGACTATTTCGCCGCTGTCGAGAGCACGCTGCGCATCAACCCGCAGCCGCAGGAAACCTACTCCGACGCCACGGCTGACGCGGCGCGAGTCACTCAGCGCCGGTCTTCTGCACCCGCTGCCCCCGTGTCGCGCAGCGGTGCTGCTCCCGGCACCAACCCGCGCCGCGTGACGCTTTCCTCTGACGAGCGCGAGATGGCGCAGTTGATGGGGATGCAGCCGGAAGAATACGCCCGCAACAAACTCAGTCTTCAGAAAGAAGGCAAACTCCACTAAGAGGAATTGAGACATGGATAACGAAGACGGTTCTGACCTCGTAGGTACTTCCGCAGCGCCATCGGCCCGCGCCCCCAAGCGCCAAGCCATGCGCAAGGAAGACTCGCTGACCCGCGCTAAACAGCGCGCCGATGCCCTGCGTGAGCACCTCGGCAATTCGGACGAGGGCACCGATGATTTCTACATCGCGCCTGAGGACGTGCCCGATGGCTGGTCTTACGAGTGGAAGCGCAAGCTGCTCATGGGCCAAGAAGACCCAGCGTATCAGGTCGCTTTGGCCCGTGCCGGCTGGGAAGCCGTCCTAGCGTCCCGCCACCCAGCCTATATGCCAGCCACCGGACATTACGCTACTATCGAGCGCAAAGGCATGGTGCTGATGGAACGCCCCTCGGAGATTAGCGAGGACGCCCGCCACCGCGAACTGCGCCGTGCCAAGCAGCAAGTTCGCCAGAAGGAAGAGCAGCTTACCGCCGCCAAGCAAGGCGAGTTCGAGCGCAGCAACAAGGGCGACAACCTTGTAAAAGTGCGAAAATCCTATGAAGCGATCCCCATCCCGGATTGACCAACACACCAATCGTCGCGCGAAGGGGTCAGAAGAAATTCTGGCCCTTTTTGCGTTTTTATGTTGACGCCGCTTCAAAAGTATGGGCATTGTCCTGCCAACATCTCCCCCGGCGTGGAGATTTAGCATATTTCCAGTCTAAGTCGGCCCGGTGCGCGATGATGGCTCCCCCTAAGAAGGAGAACCGTCGTGGCGAACACATTCGCGCCTAACGGATTTTCGCAATATCAGGGCACCGGCTCCGCTCCCACCTATGAGCAGACTCAGCTTGCTATTGCGTCTACCAACACCACCCCCATTTTCGCGGGCGACCCCGTGGTTCTAGCTACCAATACAACCGGTGTCGGCACCGGCTATGTTGCGCAGGCTCCTGTGACCGCGCAGACCCTCGCGATTTCCGCCTTCGTTCTGACGAACGGCATTGTCACCGCGACTTTCACTTCCACGACTGCGCCTCAGGTTGGCGCAACGCTGGTTCTGGCGGGTCTGGCGACTGCCACCACGTTGAACGGCGCTTGGACGATCCTTTCGGCCACGACCACCACTGTCACCTTCGCGTACAGCGGCGGCGCTGTCACCACGCAGGCAACCACGGGTTACGTTTACGTCCCCGTCGCTGGCGTGTTTGTGGGCTGCAAGTATCTGTCGGTCGCTCAGAAGCGCCCGACGTATAGCAACTACTTCCCCGGCTCGGACGCCAACGGCGATGTCATAGCCTACGTGATTACCGACCCCAACGCTCAGTTCAGCGTGATGACCGGCAACTCGAATACGACCGCTACCGCAGTCGGCTTCGCCAGCATCGGCCAGAACATTGGCTTCAACTGGAGCCAATCGGGCGTTACCAGCGCTAACGGCAACACGGCCAATGGCTTGTCGTCCTGTTTCGCTGATCAGTACACGCTGATTGCGAACTCGCCGGCTGGTTCGATTTCCAACGCACTGCTCCCGTTCCGCGTCGTTGCTTTGCAGAACTACGTACCGGGCGCCATCAGCCCGTTGCAGTCGATCAACGGCAACGACTGGACCACGGCCTACAACCGTGTCGTTGTGGCTTTCAACAACTCGATGCCACGCGAACTTTCGGGTATCTAAGGGAGTAAGGTAACATGGCTGTTAATCTTTCAGCAATCAAAGACCTTCTGCTCCCCGGACTCCGGGGGATCGAAGGCAAATATGAGATGATTCCAAGCCAATATGACAAAATCTTCACCAAGCATGACTCGAAGTTAGCCTTCGAGCGCACGGCGGAGATGCGTTATCTTGGTTTGGCTCAGTTGAAGACCGAGGGTGGCCAGACCAGCTTCGACAACAACGCGGGCGAGCGCTATGTCTACAACCAAGAGCACAACGAAATTGCTCTGGGTTATGCCATCACGCGTAAGGCCATTGACGACAACCTGTACAAGACGCAGTTCCACCCCTCGAACCTCGGCCTGATTGAATCGTTTCAGCAGACCAAGGAAATCTATGGCGCGAACATCCTGAACACGGCTACTACGTATAACAACGCGGTTGCTGGTGACGGCGTGTCCTTGTGCTCGATAAGCCACCCCATCGACGGCGGCACGGCTGCGAACCGTCCGACGACCGACGTGGATCTCAACGAGGCCACGCTGCTCAACGCGATGATTTCGATCCGTACCAACTTCCGCGATCAGGCCGGCCTGAAGGTCTTTGCCCGTGGCCGGAAGCTGATCGTTCCTCCGCAGCTTGAGCCTGTCGCTATCCGTCTGACCAAGACCGAGATGCGTCCGGGTACTGCCGACAACGATGTGAACGCCATCCTGACGACCGCTGGCGGTCTGCCTGAAGGCTACCTGGTCAATGACTTCCTGACCTCGGCGTATGCTTGGTACTTGCTCACCAATATCGACGGTTTGTCGTACATGGAGCGCATCAAGTTCGAAACCGACATGCAGGTTGACTTCACCACAGATAACCTCTTGGTGAAAGGCTACGAACGTTATAGTTTCGGCTATTATAATTGGCGTTCGATCTTTGGCAGTTTTCCTACTTCTTGACGATTTTTTACTTAATCCGAAAGAAAACCTCAAATGGGCGCTTTACAACCGAACGCTAATGTTATACACCTTGCTCTGCCAATTAGGGCAAAGGAGAATGACATGGCTAAGGAAGCAAAGCACTCATTTGAGGATCTCACCCGCGTACTGGCGTACAACGCTGATACCGGAGAGATTACGTGGAAAGTGTCGCTTACGTCGCGGTCGCAAGCAGGTGGCCGCGCAGGCGTGTGGCAACGGATGCAAAACGGCAAAGACTATCTTGGGGTCACGTATCAAGGCGTGAAAATCTCCGGCGCTAGGCTAGCTTGGCTACTGCATCACGGGGAATGGCCGGATCGGTCGGTGTTCTACATTGATGGGGACAGCACTAATCTTCGGGCTTCTAACCTGAAACTGGCGGACCACAAGTCCGACAAGCACATAGGCGAGGACGGGAAAACGCGGTATCGCATGTCGTCGGAGCAGGTTCGCCATTACGGTCTTAAGCGCAACTACGGCATTTCGTACACCGAATATGCCGAGATGTTTGCGGCCCAAAACGGGGTTTGCGACATTTGTAAAAACGCTGAGACTGCGATGATTCCGGGGCGAAAAGGTGCTGAGGAGCGGACAGGCACGCGCGATTTGTCGGTTGACCACAACCACGAAACGGGTGCTATCCGAGGTCTGCTCTGCAACGCCTGCAACCACGTTCTAGGCGAGGCCAAAGACAGCGCTGCTATCCTACGCGCCGCTGCTGATTATCTCGACAAGCATTCGGCACACCAGCCTAATGTAATTTCGCTTGACCCTAAAGAGGGTTCTGTGGTTAATGCTAACTCGGCCACGGGCCGCTAAGGAGACAGCTAGATGTCTGACATCAATGGCGGGCAATCGCCTAACCCCAATGGTAACCCCATTTGGCCCGGTACGCAGCTTACCGGCCCGCTGCTGGCTGGCAATGTCGTTCACTCGGACGGCTCTGGCACGCTTGCCGGCGTAGGCGAGTATAACGGCACGGCCAACGTCGGTTACGTGCAGATGGTGCAGAGCACTGTTGTCGCCTCGACCTCGGGCACTACGCAGACCACGACTATCGTGCTGCCAGCGCAGAGCCAGATCACTGACATCTACGCTATGGTGACTACCGTACAGGCCGCTGGCACGTTCGGGATCGGCACCACGGCTGCTGGCGCTACGGCACTGACCAATGCAGGCATCGGTAGCGCGGCTACCCTCGGCCAAGTCAATTCCTCACTGCTTCCTGCCACGGCTGCTCAGGTTGGGCGTTGGGATAACGTGGGCAATACCGACGTGCAGTTGACTGTCACGTTTAACGCAACCGGCGCTGGCGTGCTCACCCTGACGGTGTTCTACGTTCAGGGCATCAACAACGCCTCATAAGGAGTAGTGCAATGAAGGCAGCACGTAAACATCGCGCTACTGGTGGCGTGAACGAAGCAGAAAAAGACCTAGGCTCCAAGCCCGAGGCGCGTACCAACGCCAAGATCATTGACACGGAAGCCGAACGACGCAAGTCCGGTGGCCGCGCCAAGCGCAAGGCTGGTGGTTCGTGCAAGGAAGGCTTCGGTCCCGAGGAGCAGAGCACCCTGCGCAAAGCGCGCAAAGAAGGCGGTCTGGTTCCCGGAGAAGCCAAGCACCACGCTGGTCGCGCCCCGCGCAAGTCCGGTGGCCGCACTGGGTCTGACACCAACCCCTTCACTTCGGCGCGCAAGGGCACCCCGCCCAAGGGCCGTGGGCTGGACATGGAAATGGAATCGGAGTAAGCTAGGTCAACTAGCTTCTGGTTCGTGGAACGGGGGCGTAATGGCCCCCGTTTTGCCATAAGAAGGATTCTCAGATGCGCCCAATTACTGTAGTCGTTGGTCCCTTGGCCGCAGCAAGTGCCAACGCCATCTGCTTGACGCAGACCCCGAGTGCTGGCGCTTTGACGCTGAATGGCGCGTTGGTGGTTAGCGGCGTAGCGGTGCTAGACACTCCTCGGCGCGTGCTGCTGACTACGACTGGGAACGAGACGGGCAAGACCCTTGTGCTTACTGGGACCGGCGCTACGGGGCAGATCCAGACCGAGACGCTGGCGGCGCCTAACGCTGGCACCGTGTACAGCGCGTTGGACTACGCGACTGTCACGAGCATCACGATCAGCGCTGCTGCGGCAGGCGCGCTCACGGTAGGCACTAACGGTGTCGCCTCGTCTAGCTGGGTTGCACTCGATTGCTGGGCGCCTGCACAGGTGGCCTTGCAGTGCAACGTCACTGGCACGGTCAACTACACCGTGCAGCAGACTTTGGATGACCCGAACAACCCAATTAACCCCACGGCGCCAGCTTTGGTCGCGTGGCTGAACAGCCCTGATGCGGCAGTCGTGGGCGCGACAACGACTGTACAGAGCAACTACGCCTACGCGCCTACCTACGTGAAGGTGACGCTGAACAGCGGTTCTGGGTCTGTTATCATGCGTGTGATCCAGCACAGCGTGACTCCGTATTAAGGGGACTGAGGTATGAGCGGACTTTTCATAGGGGACGACGCCTCAGCGCTTTCGGCTCCCGGAGGCACGACGCCTATTGTGGTGAGCATACAAGGTTCTGCCACAGGGACGCCCATACCTATTAATGCACTTGCGCAGACCTTCACTTATTCGCCCAACAACAGCACCAATGGCAACTCCTCTGTCTACGCGCTGACTACGGGCAATAGCTGGACGGGGACGTTGGAAAACGTCATCAACCAGCCCTACTTGATCATCTCGGTGTCGAGCACGCAGAACGTCACACTGACGATTAGTCAATATTTGGACAGCGGCGCCGTGAACCCGGACGTGCCCCCGATCACCTTTGCGGTGACTGCTGGTACGCCAACGGCGCAATCAGTTGCTATTCTGGGT